GTAGACGATCACCTTGACGGTCGTCTTGTGCTTGGACAGGAAGCCGAACACCGCGGTCAGGGCCGGAATGACCCGCTGCCCGATCGCCATCGCGGCCCCGGCCAGCAGCGGCCCGAGCGTCTTGAACGCCCCGACCAGCACGCCCCCGACCACGGTGGCCACGGCCTTCACCTTCGGCCACAGCTTCTGCAGCTGGCCCCACAGCACCTGAGCGGCGTTCTTGATCCGGTTGAACCACTCGACGACGACCCGCTTGACCGCCGGGCTCTGCACGAAGTTCATCACGGCCCGGAACGCCTGGCCGAAGACCTTGCCGATCTTGGAGCCGATCGGACCGGCCGCCTCGGTGAACTTGTCGATCCAGGTGATCGCGTTGCCGAGCAGCTTGGGGATCTTCTCGAAGATCGGCCCGAGGATGGCCGCCCCGAACCGCGACAGGGCCGCCCCGGTGTTGGCCAGCGCGCCCTGGAACGTCTTGCCGCTGGCCAGCGCCGCCCCGCCAAGGCCCTTGTCCATCGCCTTCTGGAAGGTCTCGAAGTCGACCTTCCCGTTGGACACCATCTCGCTGGCCTTGGCCATCGTGACGCCGAACTGGTCGGCGACCATCTTCAGCACCGGCACGCCGCGGTCCTGCAGCTGGCCGACCGCCTCCAGGGTCAGCTTGTTGTTCGCCGCCACCTTGCCGAAGATCGACCCGACCTCGCCCATCGAGGCCCCGGTGATGGTCGCGGTGTCGGCCAGCAGGGACAGCGTGTGGGTCAGGTCCTTGCCGGGCTTCACCCCGGCGGCGACCATCGTGGCCGCCTGGGAGGCCGCGTCGCCGAGGCCGTACGCGGTGCCCTGCACGGCGGCCAGGGCGTTGTCCATGATCTTGTTGACCTCGCCCGCGCTGTGCCCCAGCCCGGTCAGCTTCGCCTTGGCCTGGTCGATCGCGTTCAGCCGCTGGAAGCCCTTGACCAGCGACGTGCCGAGGATGCCCGCGACGGCGGCGCCGGAGACGACCGCGCCCTTCTTCAGCACCGAGCCGATGCCGCTGGCCAGCCGCGACCCGATGCCCGGCCCGGCACTGGCGGTCTCCTTGCCCAGGCTCGACTCGAAGCCGCTCGCGTCGGCGCCGACCTTGATGGTCGCCTCGCCGATCACGTCGGACACGGCTCACCTCCCGTCAGATGCCCCGGCCCTGGCGCACAGCGGGCAGTTCGGGCGGGCGGGAGGGTTCACGGCCTGCCTTCGGCACAGAGCCTACGCCGAGGGCGCTCTTCAGCGCCCCTATCGCCGCCGTCTCCGCGGCCGGCGACCAGGGCCCGACCGCCGGGGCGGAGCGCACCGCCGCCGGGGGCGGCCGCCACAGCTGGGCGCGCAGCTTGTCGACCTCGGCGCGGGACTCGGCGTTGCGGGTCGCGTACCACCACACGAAGTTGCAGAACCGCTCGACGGGCAGGTCACGCAGGTCCGGCATGTTGCGCGAGGCGGCGTAGCCGTCGATCTCGGCCCAGTGGTACAGCGCGAGCATCGCCAGCCGGACGCCTACCCAGTAGGGTTTCCCGTCTGCAGCTCCAGCACCTTCTCCATCAGCTCGTTCAGGTGCGGGATGTCGAGCTCGTCGCGCGGGTCGTTGAGCCGGGCCGTGATCGCGTCCCGCTCGGTGGCGCTGAACCCCATGTCCACCCACTCGATCAGCGCGTCCCACATCGCCTTCGGGTCGTCCCCGGCCTTCTGCGCGTCGATCGCCAGCTTGATCGCCAGCGTCGCCTTCGGCGGGGTCAGGCTGTACGGCTTGCCGACCAGCGCGATCGGGATGACCACCCGCGGGGTCGCGGAGATCACGATGGCCGGGGGCGCCACCTCGTGGGACTGCTTGGCCTGCTGCTTGCTGGGGGCTGCCACGAGCGCAGCGTACTACGTTACGGGCAGAAGTCGGCCACCTTCAGCATCGCGTACGCGCCGCGCATGAAGTGGGCGGCCGGGACCGGGCCGGTCCGGGGCCGGTAGAGGTAGACCAGGCTGCCCTTCGGCATGAACCTCAGCACCCGCCCGGGGGCGGCCTGTGAGCCGCGCGTGCCGCGCTCCTGGAAGCCCGCGTACGGCAGCGGCGAGCCGACCGAGTAGACCGTCACGTCGGCGCTCTGGCTGACCAGCCTGGGCACGATGGAGGCCCGCATGGCGCCGGTTCTGACCCGGCCCTGGGCGGTGATCAGCGCCTGCGCCCGCTGCGCGGTGACGGTGGCCGCCTTGTGCGCGCCCTCGGAGGTGACCCGCATCAGCAGCGAGTTGACCGCCCGCTGGTCCAGCTTGATGGTGACCTCAGCCGTCATCGCCCCCGCCGCCGCTCTCGGCCTGCGCGGCCAGCTCGTCCTCCGACGGCTCGCGCAGGTAGCCGCGCTCGAGGTAGCGCCGCACCTGCGGGCTGTCGGCCACCTCGACCGTCTCGCCGGGCATCGCGTACGGCGTGCGCACCACGCCGGTCACGGTGATCTGGGCGTCGTCATCCTTCTTCTTGCGTGGGGGCATCCGGCTCCTCCTCGGTCTGGACCGGCACCGGCTCGACGACCGGGCACCGGCAGTTGTCCACCATCACCTGTACCGTCCACTCACCCCCGACACACCCGCCAGCCGGGCCGAGCGGGGTCCAGGTCGCGATCTTGGCGCGACGCTGGGCCAGCGGCGGCCAGCAGCACGACAGCGCGTCCATCAGCGCCTGGGCGTCCATCGCCTGCTGCAGCCCGGTGGCGCTGATCGCGCTCGCCGACGGCGGGTTGCCCTGATCGTCCTGGACCGCCGCGCAGCGCAGCACGCCGAGGCCGACGGTGGCCGCCCACATCAGCACGCCGCACTGCTGGGCGGTGTCGGTGGCCGGGAACGGCACCCCGGACGGCACGATGGAGACCAGCCGGGTCCACACCTGGCCCTCGCAGCACTCGTCCCAGGCCACCTCGCCGGGGTTCACGATGGCCCGGGCGGGCACCGGGTCGAGGCTGGCGACCGCGCAGTCCAGCAGGCCGAACAGCAGCGGGCTGATCAGGTCGGTACGCACGGGCTCACCTCACGGCCAGGTGGTGCGCCGGCCCGCGGGATGCAGGTCCGGGGAGTAGACCCGCCCGGCGCGCGGCGGGCCGGTGATCGAGGCCACCCACGAGTCGATCAGCCAGATCCCGGTGCGGCCCTTCAGCACGTCCTCGAACGCGTCCAGCACGGCGACGGTGACGCCCTGGCGGGAGACGGTCTGGATCCGCTGCGGGAGCTTGCAGGTCGAGTCCGCGCACGCCGCCTTCGCCAGCTCGCAGGCCAGGATGCCCGCCGCCACCTGCCCGCCGACCGGCACCGGCAGGCCGCGCGAGTAGGTGACCTGCCAGGTGTCGGCGGCACCCACGGGTGCGCCCATGTTCTGGCACGGCGGCCAGCACGAGCCGTCGAGGCGAACCAGCAGGTGGCCGTCGTCGACCCGGTAGGCCGTGTCGGGCAGGATCGTCGAGCCGAGGATCACCTCGGTGACCGCGGCCACCGGACCGGGCAGGCTCAGCGAGCAGACCGCCGGGCACGAGCACTCGTCGTTCCCGCACACTCCGCAGCCCACGTTGTACCACTGCCCGTTCAGCAGCACCGGACCCCACAGCGGCGCCCGCGAGCGGTCCGCGGCGGCGCCCTGGCTGATCGGGCCGCGACCCCAGAACAGCGGCGTCGGGAAGCCGGTGCAGTCGGTCCGGCAAGGTCGCAGCGCCACCGTGCACAGTCCGAACACCCGCCCGGTCCACGCCCACAGCATCGCGGTGGCCATCTGCTCGAACAGGATCCGGTCCGGGTTGACCGTCTGGTCGTCGGGGTCCTCGATCGGCGGGCACGTCGCGCAGGCCGCGTAGGAGACGGGCCACTCGCACAGGGCCAGCAGGGTCATGGCCGCATCCTCCCACTACAGCGCGGCGCGCACCGCCGCATCCTTGGCCTCCAGCAGCTTGCGCAGGCAGACCGAGGTCTCCGGTCCCGGCGGCAGCCCGGCGGCCACTTGGTGCGCCAGCACCGAGAACGGCTCGCTGACCGCACGCAGCCGCTCGTCGGCCAGGTGGTCGAACGCGAAGAACGCCAGGATCGGCGGCTCCTGGTCCGCCCTGTGCCGCGCGTCGGCGGTGTCTCCGTACCCGCCCATCGGCTACGGGCCGGGCATCGGCTGCGGGTCGCACGCCGAGGGCGGCGGCGCCAGGCCGGTGTCCAGGATGAGCAGGTGGTCCAGCGGGTCGAGCGCGGTCGGCAGCGCCGAGGGCGTGCCGGGCGGGACGGTGGCGTCGAGCACCACGTCGTACGGCCCGACGCCCCAGCCGTTGCCGCCACGGGTGTACGCGCCGGTCATCGAGAAGGTGACCGCGTTCTCGCCGTCGATGGTGATATCGCCCAGCACTCCGGCCTGCAGGCAGGGCAGCAGCAGGTACGCGCTGGCCTCCTCCGCGCCGGGCGCGCACGCCTGGCCGGAGAGGCCGGTCCACAGCTCGAGCGCGAACCGCTTGTCGATGGTGCCCTCCGGCACCGTGAAGCCCGCGATGTCGCCGTCGGTGTCGGCGTACGGCTCGGCGTTCGTGCACAGCGCCAGCAGGCTTGGGTTGACGCCGCAGAACTCGATCTCCGCGGTGAACCGCTTGAACGCGTCGGCCAGCTTCTCGTTCACGCACAGCCCGCCGTTGGCCTTCTTGGTGATGATCTCCGCGCCGTCCTCGGTCTCGGCCGTCAGCGTGACCGTGATGAAGCCATCGGTCGCCAGCCAGGCGTCGACCGCCGCGGCGGCGGGCGGGGCGCAGCAGTTGTCCAGCTTGGTGACCCGGATGCGCTTGCCCAGCACCGGGATGTAGCAGTGGGTCGCGGTAGCCATCGGGTCTCCTTTAGGCGGTCTTGATCTTCACGGCGCCGACCCCGCACGGGTCGAAGCCGATCAGGTAGGGGCGCTCGGCGAGCGTGGTCAGCACGTTGTGGGCACGGTCGAAGGTGCCGCCGGCCGCCGAGTCCGGGTAGAACACGTCGCCGCGGTAGCCGAACAGCGCCGGGCTGACGTAGCCCCAGCTCTCCCCCGCGCCCGGTGCGGGCGAGCCCTCGGGACCGGACCCGTCGTAGCCCGCGCCCGCCACCACCGGGGTGCCGATCGCGGTGACCAGCCGGCCCCCGGACGTGGTGAGCAGCTGCAGCCCGGCGGCCTGGAGCGCCGCGCCGCGGGTCAGGTGGATGACGCCCAGGCTGCCGTAGTTGGCCGCGTTGAAGTCCTCCAGCAACGCGAGCGCCGCGCCGGGCAGCATCGCGGTGCCACCGGCCAGCACGACGGTGGACCCGGCGGGCATGTTCGCCCCCGCCAGGTTCGGCACGCTGCCCAGGTCGCCGGTCCACAGCGCGTGCTCGGCACCGGCCTCCTCGCCGTCGCTCAGGTGGTCCAGGGCGCGGGCCTGCGCCTCGGCCAGCGGCCAGCCGACCGGGTTGCAGGTGAAGTGCCCGTACAGGGTGAACGGAGTGGCCGCCCCGAACGCAGGCATGTTGTTC